ACCTGCTTGGCTTGGTCACTAGCACCGCCAACACGTTTAGCGCTGACCAGACGTTTGGTGTTGCCAACGCAACCACGCTGGATGCGACGAACGTCGAGGTGACGAACCTCAAAGCGAAAGACGGTACTGCTGCTGCCACTATTGCTAACTCCACAGGCGTGATCGCGGTATCGACCAAGGTCGAGTACGCAGACGGTACGGCTGCTGCTCCGACTGTGACGAACACGGGCGACACCGACACGGGCGTGTACTTTCCTGCTGCGAACGAAGTGGCTGTCTCTGCTGGCGGCACGGTCGCTGCTGCGTTTAACAGCAACGGCTTGTTCTTCCGTAACCGGATCATCAACGGTGATATGCGGATCGACCAGCGCAATGCTGGTGCGGCGGTGACAGTTAACAGCACCGCAAACACATACACTATTGACCGTTGGTTGGGTTCTGGCCAGTCTGCTGATGGTGTATTTACCGTCCAGCAAGACACGGTTGTTCCTGCCGGATTTGCTAATTCATCCAAAATGACCGTTACCACCGCAGATGCGTCACTAGGTGCAACGCAACAGTACCTTTTCCGTCAATTTGTTGAAGGGAACAACATCGCAGATTGGGGGTGGGGCGCAGCGGGTGCATTGACAGTTACGCTGTCGTTTTGGGTTCGTTCAAGCGTCACGGGTACATTTGGCGGCGCGTTAAATAACAACGGCAACACTCGCAACTACCCGTTTACTTACGTTATTAATTCCGCAAACACTTGGGAATATAAGACCGTTACGATTGCGGGCGATACCACAGGAACATGGGCCACCAACACGGATCGCGGCGTTGCAGTTACGTTTTCGCTTGGCTCTGGGACATCTCAATCTGCAACAGCAGGCGCTTGGACTGGAACAACCGGCATTTACAGCGCAACTGGCGCAACAAACCTAATGGCAACTCTCAGCGCCACTTGGTACGTCACCGGAGTCCAACTAGAAACCGGCTCCGTCGCCACTCCGTTTGAGCGTAGACCTTTTGGCACGGAGTTGATGCTGTGTCAGCGGTATTATTATCGGCTTAAATCTACAGGCGCTAATTACCCATTTGGTTTTGCTCAATGCTATAGCACGACATCAGCAGGCGCATTGATACCGTATCCAGTAACAATGCGTACTGCGCCGTCTGCTTTGGAACAATCAGGAACCGCGACTGACTATCAACTTTATCAAGCCGGAGGTGGCGTTCAAGCGTGTTCTGCTGTTCCTGCGTATGCGGGCGTTCTTACCACAACGGCTTATGGCGCGGTTAATTTTACGGTTGCCGCAAACATTGTTGCGGGTAACATCACGCAAGCAACGGGCGCAAACTCATCAGCCTACCTCGGATGGAGTGCAGAACTGTGACGTACAAGATGCTGCCGAAAAACGAAGGCGAGCCACAAATCTACGCTCGCATTGACGACGATGGTTTGTGCCGCCTGACCTGCACGGACGAGTATCCCGAATTCCAAGCATGGCTTGCAGAAGGCAACACGCCGCTGCCCGCTGACGAGGACAAGTAATGGCTAATTGGAAAGTCGAAGGTCTGTATGTTGCGCCGAGCCTTGATGGTCACAGCGATGTGGTCACGCAAGTCGCATGGGCGTGTGAGGGTAACAACTCAATGCGCGGCAAGTTAGACCTCGGCGCTCCGGGTCAGCCGTTTGTGTCGTATGCCGATCTGACGGAAGATACCGTCCTGTCATGGGTTTGGGCGCGTGTGGACAAAGCGTTTGTCGAGAAAGACGTAGACGCCTCTTTGCCTGCTGCGCTGACCGTGGCACCGAAGCCGCTGCCTTGGAGTAACTAATGGCTGATTCACGCGCTGCTGAAGTCCTCGAGGGCTACGATCGTCTCAAGGGCGCGCGTGGTACATGGGAGAACCATTGGCAGGAAGTAGCCGAGCGAGTCTGGCCGACGATGGCCGAGATGACTGGCTGGCGTACACCGGGCGAGAAGCGATCAGAGAAGATCTTCGACTCGACTGCCCAGCGCGCTCTGCCGCGGTTCTCTGCTGCGATGGATTCGATGCTGACGCCTGCGACGCAGCTCTGGCACGGATTGCATACCGGCATCCCAGAGCTCGATGACGACATCGCTGTGCGCCGCTGGTGCGACACGCTGCGAGACGTCATGTTCCGTCAGCGTTACTCGCCGACTGCAAACTTTGCGAGTCAGGCTTTCGAGTGCTACATGAGTCTCGGCGCATTCGGTACGTCTGCGATGTTTATCGACGAGGTGCCGGGCGTCACGCTGCGATATCGCGCGATCCCGCTCTCGGAGCTCGTCATCGATCTCGACCACGTTGGCCGCGTCGATACGGTTTACCGATCGTTCCAGCTCTCTGCGCGTCAAGCAATCCAGATCCCGAACTGGGCTGGCAAGTTGCCGCGTGGAATTGTCGAGCAGGCCAAGAGCGCGCCGAACACAATGTTCGAGTTTGTGCATTGCGTTCGCCCGAACACGGATTACAAGGAAGGCATGGCTGGCGCTGACGGTATGCGATACCTGTCGCGCTACGTCTCTCGAGAGGGGCAGGTGCTGCTCGAGGATAGCGGTTACCGAGTGATGCCGTATGCGGTCGGTCGGTACGTTACCGGCCCGCGTGAGATTTATGGGCGCTCTCCTGCGATGGAGGCTCTGGCCGACATCAAATCCCTGCAAGAGATGGAAAAGACCATGCTCCGTATGGCGCACCGCATGGTTGATCCGCCGCTCATTCTGACGGAAGAGGGGGCGTTGAATGCCTTCTCCGTGCGCCCCAATGCGTTGAACTACGGGTACCTCCGTGACGACGGTACGCCGCTGGTGCAGCCTCTGATGACAGGCGGCAACCTGCCGATCGGTATCGAGATGGCTGATCAAAAGCGCCGAGCCGTAAACGACTCGTTCTTGGTGACGCTGTTCCAGATTCTTGTCGAAGAGCCGCGGGCAATGACTGCGACCGAAGTGTTGCAGCGCGCGCAGGAGAAGGGCGCTCTGCTCGGGCCGACGATGGGTCGCCAACAGTCAGAGTTCTTGGGGCCGATCATCGACCGCGAGCTCGACCTGCTCTCGGCAAGCTTTAACCTGCCGGAGCCTCCGCCTGTTCTGCTCGACTACTTGTCATCGGGTGGCGAGATCCTGCCGAAGTATCAGGGGCCGCTCGCTCGGTTGATGAAGACCGAAGAGGCCGCGGGTATCCTGCGCACGATCGAGGCTATGCTGCCGGTCGCACAGGTCTCTGGCGATATGTCTGTCCTGCGCCGCATCAATGCGGATGAGGCCATCAAGCTGATTGCCGAGGCCAATGGTGTGCCCGCCAAGGCGCTGCGCACCGATGAGGAGCTCGAGGCGATGGATGCCGAGGACGCGCAACAGCAGCAGACAGAGCAGTTGCTGGCCGCCGCTCCGATCGCAGGCCAAGCCGCCGAACGATTTGCCAAGGCCGAGCAGATCGCGGCATCGGCCCCGCGTAGAGCAGTTCCGGGAGTGTGACGATGGATGCGCAGATGATGTTCAACATTCTGGTCGGCGCGTCTGGCTTCATGGTCGGCTGGATTTTAAATAGCCTGACCCGTTCAATCGAGAAACTCGACCGGGATGTGCGCAATCTGCCGCATATGTACGTCACCAAGGCTGACTACCGGGACGATGTGCAGCACATTCGCCGAACCCTCGACGACATATTCAACCTGATCAACCAGCTCTCGACCACCAAAGCGGACAAGTAGCATGGAACTGTTCGAGATCTTTACTCGAGCGTGGCCGGTCATCCTTGCGATGATTACGCTAATCATTGTCCTGTCGAAGCTGGATCTGCGCGTCGCTGTTCTTGAGGACAAGATCAAGACGCTATTCGACCTGATCAACAAACGCGATAAGTAGGGGTTGCCGCTATGATGACGATGCTCTCGACGTTCCTCTCGTTTTTGGCTGGCGGCCTGCCCAAGATCCTCGATTTCTTCCAAGACAAGCAGGACAAGCGCCACGAACTGGCGATCCTCGCCATGCAAAAGGAGAAGGAGCTCGAGATGGCGGCTCGGGGATTTCAGTCGCAGGAGCGCATCGAGGAGATTAAGACCGAGCAGATAGCTATGCAGACACAAGCGCAGGAGCGCTCGTCTTTGTACGCTCACGACATGGAAATCGGCAAGGGTGCCAGCCAATGGATCATCAATCTGCGGGCTTCTGTCAGACCTGTAGTGACTTATATCTTTGTGCTGGAACTTGTTGTTTTGAATGCAACTGGTGTATGGTACGCATATAGCACCGGCATCCCGTTTGCCGTGGCTATGGAAAATGTGTTCAGCGAAGATGAAATGTTGATTCTTTCGAGCATCATTGCATTTTGGTTTGGGACGCAAGCATTTAAGAAATGAACATAAGCGAGCAGGCGCTCGCCGCGATCAAGCATCACGAAGGAGTGCGCCTGCGACCGTATCTTTGCCCCGCCAAGTTGTGGACGGTGGGAGTCGGCCATGTTCTGTACCCGGAGCAGGCACGGTTGCCGGTGGTCAGAACGGCAGACAATGGCAACTTTCCTCTGCGCCGGGACTATCCGCTAAACCCCGAGGACGACCGTGTTTGGTCTATGGCTGAAGTGGACGATCTACTTGCTAAAGACCTTGCGCGATTTGAGCGCGGCGTGGCCCGATATTGCGCTATTGCTCCTGATCGTCAAGGCCAGTTCGACAGCCTTGTTTCCTTCTCTTTCAACGTGGGCCTCGGAAATCTGCAACGCTCTTCGTTGCGCATGAAACATAACCGCGGTGACTACTGGGGCGCTGCGCAGGAGTTCATGAAGTGGACAAAAGGCGGCGGAAAGGTTCTGCCCGGGCTGGTGGCCCGAAGGCAAGACGAGATGCGAATGTACCTGTCGTCCAGATGTACGACGGAATCTGGTACCGAGTAAAGGGATACACCTACACCGAGTGCTGCGATTGCGCGCTCACCCATAAAGAACAATACAGGCTCATTGACGGGCATTTGGAATGGACTGCTGTCAGGGACGATGTCCGGACAACAGAGCGCCGAAAGGAACTCGGCATCAAAGTAACTCGCAAAAGGTGATGCTGTGGTAGCCGCAAAGGCAACGGACGAACAGATACTCGAGACGTTACGCAAGCACAATGGGATACGGGCGGTAGCAGCCGCGGAGCTGGGGCTCAATGAGCGCACGTTCCTGCACCGCCTCAAGCGCATGAAGGCGCAGGGCGCGTCGATTCCAGTATCGACATACCAGCCCGGACGTCAGACGCCAGTCGAGAAAGAGTTCGAATTCACGCCGCTGCCGGACGACGACGTATCCATCGACGAGCTGATTGAGCAGCGCAAGCGCAAGTTTGCCCACAAGCGCGAACACGAAGAGGCGTCAAAGCTCATCCCGATTCGCATCAAGATTGGCGGCCCGATCGGCCTGCTGCATTTTGGCGACCCGCACGTTGACGACGACGGCACCGACATCGAGGCGCTCGAGCGGCACACAGACCTTTGCAATCGCACCGAGGGGCTGTTCGCTTGCAATGTGGGCGATACGACCAATAACTGGGTGGGCCGTCTAGCAAGGCTTTACGGAGAACAGGCAACGTCTGCCGCACAGGCTTGGCGTCTGGCCGAATGGTTCATCGATCGCTGCCGGTGGTTGTATATGATCGGCGGCAATCACGATATGTGGTCTGGATCTGGAGACCCCATCAAGTGGATCGCAAAACAGCAAAGCACGTTGTACAAGTCATCCGAGGCCCGCATAGCGCTGAAGTTTCCGAACGGGCGCGAGGTGCGTGTGAACGCCCGCCACGACCACGCAGGATCGTCAATCTGGAATCCGGCTCACGGCCCGATGAAGGCCGCAATGCTCGGTACGCGCGATCACATCTACGTCGCAGGCCATAAGCACGAAAGCGCTTACTCGGTGCTGAAAGACCCGATCTCGGGAATCACGATGCACTTGATGAAGGTCGCCTCGTACAAGGTGTACGACCGCTACGCCAAAGAGCGAGGGTTCCGCGATAACGCGCTATCGCCCTGCGGGCTGACGACGATCAACCCTCTGCTGCCGGACAACCACCCCGATATGGTCAAAGTCTGGTGGGAGCCAGAGGAAGGCGCTGAATATCTGACTTGGTTGAGGAAGCGCTGATGCCGAGCATGATCTCTGTGATGCGCTCGAGAATCGCTCGAGTGATGTTCCGCTCCCGTGCCTACAAGCGGGCGCTAATCGACGGCAAGACCAACAAATTGTCCGAAGACGGCCAGATCATCATTGCCCATCTGAAGCGGTTCAGCCGTTACGGGAAACCCCCGGTCGCATCGGACAAAACAGGCGCGACGGATATGTTCGAGGTCGGTCGCATGGTTGGCCGACAAGAAACGGTGCAGCTCATTGTCGAGGCGCTGCAACTGGACGAAAAGACCTTGACCAATCTGCAAGAGGAATTCATCGATGAGTGACGATCAAGGGTCTGCACCAGCAGGCAACCCGACTGCTCCGGCAGCGGCTCCCGCGTGGTACGCGCCGGAAGGGATCGACCAAGGCACGGCTAGTCAACTAGGTGAACTAGTCAAGGCCAAGGGGTGGAAGGGGCCAGCCGACGCGCTGCTCTCCTACCAGAACCTCGAGAAGGTATTCGGCGCTGACAAAGCTGGACGCACCATTCTCGCCCCCAAGTCGGACGACGACGCAGAGGGCTGGAGTGCCGTCTATAACCGCCTAGGACGCCCGGAGAGCGCCGATAAGTACGAACTGCCAGTCCCGGAAGGGGATGACGGCTCGTTCGCGCAGGCGGTCTCTCCCGTCCTGCATGAGCTTGGGCTGACAAGCAAGCAAGCCAAGGGGCTCGCCGAGTGGTGGAACGAAACGTCCGGCAAGCGGATAGAGATGGAGCGCGAGTCGTTCCTGTCGAAGTCCGAGGAAGATTTCACCGCCCTGCGCCGGGAGTGGGGTGCCGCGGCTGATCAAAACGTCGAGCTTGCCAAGCGGGCTGTGGCAAAGTTTGGTGCAGACGCTGGAATCGACGCTGACTCGCTTGAGCGGCTCGAGGAAGCGATCGGCACCGGGCCGATGCTGAAGCTCTTCCATTCGATCGGTGCGTCGTTTGCGGAGGGCACGTTCGTGGCCGCCGAGGGCACCGCTGGTGGTGCGCTCACCCCGCAGGCAGCGAAGAACAAGATCGCTGGAATGTTTGCTGATCAGGAGTTCATGGGCCGTTACATGAACCGTGACGAAAAAGTTCGGCAGGGTGCAATCGAGGAGATGATGCGGTTGCAGCGTATGGCGAACCCGGAGCTATTTACAGAGTAGTTGCTAGTGTGGTACGCGCGTGTGTATCATTCGTGCGTATCTCCTAGAGAGCCGAAAGGCGTTGAGACCCGGGAGAGATCTCGGGTCTCTTTTTTTAGGATCGGGCAAGTCGCAAGACCCCGCTGACAGTCGGAAAGACGACCGAGCGGTGGGAGCGTATCCCACAAGGATTTGGCCCCGGCAACGGACAAGCTATCCGAGAAACACTACTTATTTAGTTTTTTTGGAGGGCTATCATGGCCGACAATATTGCATCAGTTTATGCCGTCCAATACGGCACTAACATCTCGCTGCTGTTGCAGCAAAAGGGCTCCAAGCTGCGCACCTCTGTGCAGACTGGTTCGTACAAGGGCAAGGCGTCTGAAGTCGTCACGCAGTACGGTGCTACCGCTGCTCGTGCGGTTTCGACCCGCTACCAGCCGATCGTCCCGGTCAACACCCCGAACAACCGTCGTTGGGTGTTTCCGGAAGACTTCGACTGGGCCGACCTGATCGACAACTTCGACAAGCTCCGTCTCCTCGCTGACCCGCAGTCTGCCTACGCGCAGAACGGTCTGTACGCGATGGGCCGTGCGATGGACGATGTGATCATCAGCGGTATGCTCGGCGACAACAAGACGGGCGAGGCTGGTGGCACGACCACGGGCTTCGATACGTCGAACCAGCGCGTTGCTGTGAACTACGCTGCCTCTGGCAACGTGGGCCTCACGGTCGACAAGCTGCGCGAAGCGCGTCGCATCCTGATGGAAAACGAAGTCGATCTCGACGCAGAGCCGGTGTATTGCGCCATCTCTGCCGAGCAGCACGACGACCTCTTGGGCCAGATCCAAGTGGTCTCGAGCGACTTCAACAGCGACACTCCGGTGATGAAGGATGGCAAGGTGATGCAGTTCTTGGGCATCAACTTCATCCACACCGAGCGTCTGCCGACGAGCTCGAGCCATCGTCGCTGCCCTGTGTGGGTGCCCTCGGGCGTTCACTTGGGTATGTGGAACGACATCATGTCTGACATCACGCAGCGTCGTGATCTTTCTTCGCACCCGTATCAGATCTATCTGATGGGTACCTTCGGTGCCACGCGCACGGAAGAGAAGAAGATCGTTGACATCCTCTGCGCGGAATAAGGGAGTAAAGGAAAATGGCAGTTGTAGCAGTTAAATCAACCCTTGTTACCAATGCAGATGCGTTGCCCGCAGTCCTCAACAGCCCTCGGGTTGATGGTGGCTTCGAGCGTATCGAGGTTGCGACGGTCGCCATCACCTCTGGTGATAACACCGGCTCGACCTACCGGATGTTCCGCGTTCCCTCGAATGCGGTCATGACGGATCTGCGCATCTACTCGCCGGACATCGGCACGACGACGATCTCGGACATCGGCCTGTATCGCACCGCCAAGGATGGCGGCGCTGTGCAGGATGCTGACTTCTTTGCCTCGGCCCTGTCCCTCAAGGACGGTGCGCTCAACGGCGTGGATGTTCTGCACGAAGCTGCGGTGTTCACGATTGCGAACAGCGGCAAGGAACTGTGGGACGCCCTCGGTCTTACCAGCGACCCTTCGGTGTTCTACGATGTGGCCTTCACGCTGACCGCCGACGCTGACGCGACCGGCACGGTGAAGCTCATCGGTCGTTACGCGGCGTAATAAAGCGGGGCGGGCTGGGTAACTGGCTCGCCCCTCTCTTCACGGAGAACAGACATGGCAGAGCGTTTCTACGGCATTGACCGCGGCGAACAGGGCGTTCGTAACGTCACAGAGGGCAGCTCCTCTACGGCCACCACCGACGTCGAATTGCGCGTCGATCTTGCGGCCAGTATGCAGAAGGATGAAGTCCTGTTTGCGATCGAGACGATCAAGCAGGCGATCATTCAAGACATTTGGCCCCCGGCTTAACGGTCTCGGGGTTTCCCGATGGCCGCTAGTAATGTAGCAATCGCAAACCTCGCGCTGACGAAGCTCGGGGATTTGCGCATTCTAAATCTCACGGATAACACCAAGCCTGCGCGCGAGGTGAATGCCGTGTTTGATATGGCGCGGGATTATCTCCAGCGCCGCTTTTCTTGGCGGTTTTGCATCAAGCGAGCAAACCTTGCCGCTGATGTCAGCACCCCGTTGTGGGACTGGTCATATCAGTACCAGATCCCGACTGACTGCCTGCGCATCATTCAAGTAGGCCAATGGTATCCCTCGCCTGACCTGTCGGATTTAATCTCGACTGGCGGGCAGGAGTACGTCGTCGAGGGCAAGAACATTCTCTCGAATCAAGCTGGCCCGCTGAAACTGCGATACCTGTCACGGGTGACTGACCCGGTGCAGTTCGATACGGCGTTTGACATGGCATTCTCCGCATATCTTGCGTACCTTGTCGCAGAGCCGCTGACCGCAAGCGCAGAGCAAAAGCAGATGGCATATCAGGACTATCGCAATGCGGTGAAGGATGCCGTGATTGCCAATGCGATTGAGAACCCACCGGAGTCGCTTGCCGACCAGACTTGGATCTTGGCGAGGCTTTAAGACATGGCGAAAAGCTCGCCCGCGATCTCTAACTTCAACGGCGGCGAGGTCGGCCCTCTCCTATCCGGTCGCGTCGACTTTGAGAAGTACAGCAGTTCCTGCTACAAGATGGAGCGGTTCATCCCGACCGTGCAGGGGCCAGCCAAGCGCTCGCCCGGTACTCGGTTCGTGCTGCCGACCAAGTATCAGGACAAAGCCTCGTATCTCAAGCGCTTTGAGTTCTCGTTCGATCAGGCTTATATCCTTGAGTTCGGCGACCAGTATGTGCGCTTCTACACCGATCGAGGTGTGGTACTCGGTGACATACTTGATATCACCAATATCACCAATGCCAGCCCGGGCGTACTGACTTACACCGGCACCGACCCTGCCAACGGTGACTGGTTCTATGTGACCGGCGTCGAGGGCATGACGCAGATCAACAACCGTTATGTGCAAGTATCGAACGTCAATACTGGCGCGAATACATTCTCGCTGAAGGATTGGTTCGGCAACGCGATTGATACGACTAGTTACAGCGCGTACGTCTTTAACGGCGATATGCAAAAGGTCTACGAGATTGCATCGCCCTATGCCGTTGCTGATCTGACGAGCCCAGAAGGCGGCTGCGCCCTTTCTATCGTCCAGTCAGGCGATGTGCTGTATATCGGCTGCGAGGGCTATGCGCCGCGCACGTTGACCCGCAGCGGCAATACAAGTTGGGCGTTCGCGACGTACTCGCCGACTGACGGCCCGTTCCAGACGGAGCCGCTCGATACCAAAAACTTCACGCTCGGTGCCTCGACTGGTACTGGCGTCTCGCTTACCTGCTCGAGCAACATATTTGAGAACGAGCACGTTGGGATGCTGTTCCGGCTAGAGCCGACCAACATCACGACGGTGCCGTGGGAAACGAATAAGAGCATCACAGCGACGAATCTGCGCAAATCTGATGGCAAGTATTACGAAGCGCAGAACACCGCTACAACAGGCTCTGTGCGCCCTATACACGAAGAGGGCACCGAGTCTGACGGTGCGGTGACTTGGCAGTACCTGCATCCGGGCTACGTCATCGTTAAGATTACGGCGATCACGGACGCGCAGAATGCGACTTGCGACATTATCGGCCCGGGCATTGCTCCTGCCGAGGTGGTTGCCGGTGACGACTGCCGCTACCGCATCGGCGCATGGGGCGAGGCGACAGGCGCTGCGTTCCCGTACAAGGTCGCTTTCTGGCGCGATCGGCTGTGGTTTTCTGGCAACCAGCAGATCTATGCGTCGGTAGCCGGTGACTATTCCTCGATGAGCCCAGACACCTTGGGCGAGATCCTCGCGGATAACTCTATCTCGCTGACCATATCTGTCGGCACGGTCGACAAGATCCGTTGGATGACGGCATCGGATGTGCTGCTGATTGGTACCGCGGGATCTGAAATTGCGGTGCAGGAAATCACTCCGAACCAAGTGCTCGGCCCCGAGAACGTCAAGTACGAGATCCAGTCTGCTGAAGGCTCGAGAGAGTTGGAGCCGGTGCTGGTCGAGGATTCGGTGTTGTTCATTCGTATCGGTGGCCGTCGTGTCATCGAGCTGCGGTTTGACATCCAGTCTGACTCATGGGTTCCGCGCGACATGAACGTGCTGTACCCAGAGATCACGCAGACCGGCATCGTCGAGATGGCATACCAGAAGGAGCCGGACAATATCATCTGGATCGTACTGTCGAACGGGCGATTGCTCGGAATGACGTATGACCGGGAGCAGAACGTCTACGGCTGGCACCGTCATCCGATCGCTGGCACGAATTCCAAGGTCAAGTCTGTGCAGGTCATTACCAGCCCGGACGCTGACGTCAACGATGTCTGGATGGTGGTCGAGCGATCGATCTCAAATACTGGAACCAGCGAATTTATTTTGCTTGAAGATGGCGACGAGGTGTTGCTCGAGAACACTTGTTCTCTGCTTGCAGAAACCGCGGTAGTTTCTGTCGCTAACACACGCAAGTTTGTCGAGTATTTTGCAGAAGGCTTTGAGCAGAACGACGATATTCAAGGGGCTGTGTATTTAGATACGTCGCTTGAATTTGATGGGGTTGTAAACGAATCAATTCTGCCCGGTTGTGATGCGACCGTGCGGGGCGCGACTAATGTCGCGTTCCTTGTCACATCGGTGTTTGAGCTGATCACCGAAGATGGTGCCGATTATTTAACAACCGAAGCAGACGAATTTCTCGCTATAAACGATGACGTATTTACGGCTAGCGATGTTGGCCGTGAAATCACGATGCGCTACTTTGACGAAACCATCGAGCAATGGCGCACCGCTCGAGCAAGAATCACGACTTATGTGAGTGAGGAGCAGGTGCTCTGCACGATTCTGGCTCCGTTCCCGAACGACAATGAGATTCCTGCTGGCGGTTGGCGCATGACATCTAGCGTTGTCTCCGGCCTCTGGCACATGGAAGGCCAGACGCTCTCTGCTCTGGCTGACGGCGCGGAAGTTAAAAACCTGACCGTGACCAACGGCCAGATCACGCTGCCGGTTCCTGCTTCTCGAGCGCAGATCGGCCTGCCGTATACGTCCTATCTTGCGACTCAACGGATTGACTCGGGTGCCACGGACGGCACCGCGCAGGGCAAGACGAAGCGATTCCACCAGATCGTGATGCGGCTTTACGCTAGCCTTGGTGGCAAGGTCGGCCCTGATCCGTCATCGAGCGATTACATTTTGTACCGATCGCTGTCAGACTACATGGACGAAACGCCACCTATTTTGACGGGCGATACAGACAAGTTCCCGTATCCGGGTGGATACGAAACTGATGGCCGTATTTGGGCGATTGCGGATCAGCCGCTGCCGCTAACGGTCGTTGCGATGTACCCGCGAATGAAGACGGAGGACTAATGGAAGTCGTCTCGTTCAAGGCCAAGTATCTGCGAGCGATGGTGCTGCAAGACGCGCAACAGATCATGTCTCCGCTGACATTCGATGACGAATACTGCGAGCAGTTGATCGACGCTGGCCCTGCCTACACGATTTTGGATGGCAGCAAGCCGATTATGTGCGCAGGCGTCGCAGAGATGTGGACGAACCGATATGCCGCGTGGGCGTGGCTGTCAAAGGACGCTGGCCCGAAGATGATCGGTCTGACGCGGATCGTCGATGACTACCTCAACACCCGCCCGTATCGGCGCATTGAGGCGTATGTCGATGCGCGGTTCGATGCCGGTCACCGATGGGCAAAGATGCTGCGATTTGAATATGAGGGTTTGATGCGTTCATTCGGGACGCAGGGCCAAGACATGGCGATGTATTCGAGGATTCAGTAATGGCGCAGTTCATACCATTTATCGCTGCTGCCGCCGCCGCAGTCGGCACAATTGCCGAGACTGTACAAGCGCGCAAGGTTGGCGAGACTCAAGCTCGAGGGCTTGAAGAGCAAGCGCGCGCTGCTGCTCTTGAGGCTGGTGCTGCTGAAGAAGCGCAGCGACGGCAAACGCGCGCTGCGTTCGGCGAGACTCGCGCTGCCGGTGCGCAATATAACTTGCTTGAAAACGTGACTTTTGGTGATGTGTATTCGCAGGCTGCGACTGCTGCCGAACTGGATGCGCTGAATATCCGATACGAGGGAGAAGGCCGTCGCCGAGGATTTGAGTTTGAAGCTGACATAACGCGGGCTGCGAAGCCGCTGTTGGGGCCAGCAATCCTCTCGGCTGGCACAAATGCGCTGATGGCATTCTCGGCTGCTGGCGGAAAGATGCCGCAAAAGCCGACAATCGACGACCTGCAAGAAGTTAAAATCAGCAGCCGCAAAGTCAAGCCGCGCGTCTCTGTGACCGGCCCGCGTATGCTCCGAAACACAGGTAGATAATCATGGCAAAGCTCGAATTCTATCGACAGCAAACGACGCCTCGCGTCATTGCTCCCGACGTCGGTGGACTCGGGCGCATTCAGTCTGGATTAGGGCAGGCCGGTGAAGCGATCGCCCGCGGTGCTGTGGCTGCTGGGCAAATGATTGAGCGCCGTAATCTTGAAGTTGAGAAGCGACGCGAGGATGAGGCCGCGATTGATGCGTCAGCCAAGTCTATTGAACTAACCAGCCGCTGGATGCAGGAGGAGCAAGCGCTCCAACAGGAGGCTGAAGCCGCTGACGATTTTGAGACCTATGCAGATACAGCGCAGGAAAGATACAACGCGCTGGTTGGCGAGTACTTGCCTAATCTGAAATCTGACAAGGCGCGCGACTGGTTTGCGCAGCGATCTGGCTTGCAAGGGCTCGAAGTTCAGAACCGCTCAATGCAGTATCAGGCGCGCAGTTCTGTTGCCAAGACTGTGCGTGTGGCTACGCAAGGCGCAGATGATGCCCGTCGCGTTGTGCTGTCTGATCCGTCGCAATATGCGCCGATGGCGTCCAGCCTTGATTTAATTGCCGATCGCATTTCGGATGCTGATGCCCGCGAAAAATTTCGTGGACAGCAAAAGGCTCTTCTCGCGCAAGATGCTGCATCAACTGCAATTGATAAAAATCCGTATGCCATGCGCAAGGCGTTGGATAAGAAAAAAGGCGAGACTGGATATGCCTTTCTCGATGCGCTCGACCCTGACTCAATCGGCCCTCTTAAAAATGAGGCTGATCGTCGCATTCGAGAAATTGAAGCGCAGCGTAAAGCGGAGCAAGCAAAAGTTCGCGAGCAACTAAATCAAACAATTAAGGATCAGGAAGCTTTGTTACTGGCCGGGTATCCTGTCAAGAACCCGTTAAGTAGAGCGCAGTTTGCCGCTGGTGGATTAGATGCCAAGGCATATGCTGAATATCAAGAGTCATTCCGCATTGGCGCTATGGCGGCAAGTTTTGCAGGAATGAGCCCTGATCAAATTAATTCTGCTTTGCAAAACGAAAAGCCTGCACCAGATCAAGAAGGATTTGCCAACAGATCTGCTCGTTATAACGTGCTGCAAAAGTCGGCTGCGCAAATTATTACGGATAGAAATAAAGACCCAATCCAGTTTGCAGAAGCTCGAGGGCTGATGCCTGTTGGGCAACTTGACCCAGTCAACCCGGATGCATTTACAGCAGAGCTAAAGAATCGCGCAACGATTGGGAAAACAATGCGCAAAGAGTATGGTGCGCCGACTCGCTTGTTAAAACAGGGCGAGGCCGAAGCTTTCTCAAATATGCTCGGCAACATGACTCCCGTGCAAAAGACTGATTTCTTGAAGCAAATAAGTCGATCGCTTGATCGCGATTCATATACCGCCGTAATGCAACAGCTTGCAGAGGGCGTCCCTGTGACAGCGTTGGCTGGTCGCATGATGGTTAATGACGGCTCTATCTTGTTGCGACAAGGCAGCTTTGGCTCTGCAGATGAGACCGTTTTGGTTGCTAATGTCGCATCCAAAATCTTAAAAGGCGAAGAACTGCTGAATCCTTCTGAAGAAACCAAAAAGCTTATCGGCAAGGCTTCTTATCCAATGCCGACCGAAACCTTATTGCGTCCAGCATGGAATGCCGTGGTTGGCGATGCATATCGTGGAGATGTGCAATCTGAACTTGTTTCGTATGAGGCGTTCCGCGCGTATTACGCTGCCGAGATGGCAGAGCGTGGGGATAACACGGGTCGCTATGATGCTGCTATCGCAAAAAGAGCTGCGCGCGCTGTAAGCGGCGGCGTCACGGACTGGAATGGCAGCAAGATCATTCTCCCGTTTGGAATGCCAGCAGATACCACGTTGACCATATTGCGCAGCCAATTCGGGAAGTACCGCGGAGTCGCCAACATCCCGAAAGACGCCGAGCTAGATGACTACGAGCTGATGACCATTGGCGACGGCAAGTACGCTGTGCTGCAAGGCACGACTCCGCTTGTGGATAACAACGGTCGATTCGTGGTGGTGCAGGCTAAATAATGAGCTTCCTCCTTTCCAGAGCAGAGCAAGAAGTTGAAGAGCGGTTCATGCTGCAGGCGCAAGAGCCGCCAGAGCAGCCCGGCTTTTTCGATGGCGCGCTTGATGCGGTCGGAACCGGCATCGCTCGAGTGGGTGCGACCGCATATCAAATCGCATCTGCTGGCGCTTACGCTAATTCGTTTCAATATCTTGACCCAGAGTTGCGCGTTAATGAGGACTTTTTAAAGTCACTTGAAGAAGTCGCTCTAAACGAGCCGCGTCGAATTACTGCGAGCATGACTCCAGATCCGGTCACAACTGGAACCGGCGCGCAATTGCTGTACGGGATCACTAGTTCGATTCTGCCTGTTGTTGCTGCTGGCCCGCTTGGCGGCGCTGCAATGGCCGCAACCGGCGGCAGCTTTGTATTTACTGGTACAGCATCAGATCTTGCCGAGCAAGGTGTAGACCCGATGACCGCGGTCGGCGGCGGCTTAATTGATGGCGTATTGCAGGCTGGTGGTATTGCATTGCCAGCCGCATTCAGCAAAAACGTCCTGCGCAATACGTTGCTCTACGGCCCTGCTGCAAACGTCGCGCAAAGCTTGGTCGCACAAAAGACGCTGTCTTCGTATTTGGAGGCGCGCGGCTATGACAAGCTTGCTGATCACTACGGTGATGTGCAGGCTGCTGCAGTTGCCGCAGATATTGTGCTTGGTGCCGCGTTTGGTTATCTCGGTGCCCGCAGCTCAAACATTCCTCCAGAGGCTCAAAGCCGCATCCCGCCGCCATCCCAAGATCAACGTGATGCTGCCAACGTAGCGTTGGATTCAAAGCACATTGAAATTGATACAGCGCCAGAGTTTGCGGCAGATGACGAAGCGTTGCGCGCGCACATCTCGAGACTCAACTTGGCTATTGAGCAGCTTATCGCTGGTCAGCCGGTCAATGTCGAGGGCGTCGAAGCAAAGGGCGAAACCGTTCCGCGCCCAGAGTTGGAAGGCCAAGAGCAAGTTATAGTTGATGCGTTCAAGAGTTCTGGGTTGGCAAATCTTGTTGACGAGATTGCGACTCTAGAAGCTGAACTTGAAAGCCGCGGCATCCCGACCGTGCGCCCCGGTGAAGAAGGCACTATTTTCCAAGACCTTGGTGGCCGCGACCCAGACACGGCTGTTCGATTTCTTGAGCAGTCTCCGATTCGCGTTACCGACGAAGTGCGCCGGATTCTTCAGTCATACGAAAAGTTTGGCGACCCAGAGGGTGTGATATTCCGTCTGCGTAATTTGCAGACTGCGCTCGAAGAGCGAGCGGTTATCCGTGCCGAGAAGGGGCGCACCCCTCGAGTGCGTGGCGATCTGTGGGTTCGTGAGCGCTTTGCCCGCGCTGCCCGTACTGGCGAGATCAGCCAGCAGGCGTATGACCTCGTTACATACTTGTTGGATAAAAATCCCAACATTGCGAACGATTTGGCCTTGAGTTTCCGAGTGGCAGAAACTGGCGCGCGCGGTCAGTACAACCCGGTCGAGCGTCTGGTCACGATCTTTACCAATCGAGCCAATGACGAGACTGCGGTTCACGAAGTGTTGCACCACATTGAGCGGATGTTGCCGGAGAACTTACGAACCAAAATCCGCACAGAATGGCTGGATGCTATCGAGTCTTTGAACCGCAAGGCGCGTAAAGAAAAAGATACGCAGACCATGCAGTTTATCGACAACGTATTGAAGTCGCTTGGCGGCGACGTCAAGGCGCGCAAAGAAGTTGAAGCTGCTATTCGAGAAGACCGCGCACCAAAGCTTGCGTACCAATACACCAGCCCATCCGAGTGGTGGGCTGTGAATGGCGCTCGCATTATCAATGAGCGAGTCAATCGAGATGGCTGGCTGCAATCGGTTAAGCAATTTCTAAAAGAGTTTTTGGAAAAGGCCAAGGCGGCGTTTGGCTTGGATAGCAATGCGGCTGTTATTCGTGCGCTGGATCAGATTGTTAATCTGGAAGGCAAACTGCGTGGAGAAATGCTGTCCCCTGTTGACGGCATTGAACTTGCGCAGCTTGATGAAGACCGCGGCATCGGTACGCACATCATTGGCGCTGAACGTGGTGAGCGCGTAATTGCCAAGAAGGTCACGCTGTCTGATGCCGAGAAGGCTGCGGTCAAGCAAGCGGCAAAAGACGCTGGCATCCCAGAGAAAGAAATCAACGACGTTGTTCGTTCTCACAAAGCCGCGCATCCGCGTGGAGATGGGTGGGCTCCGCTCGAGTTTATTGGCGTTCGTATGGATGAGGCCGAGGATGGCCCGCCAAAGCTGTCGTATCTTTACAAGAACATTCCGTATGCGTTCAACACCAACGAGGCTGGCAAGTCTCTGAAGAAAGGAACGCCGGAATATGCTGCTCGAGTAAAGTCGTTAGCTGCGCGTATGCGCGATGAAGTGCGCGCTGTGTTTGCTCGAGCGAAGGCTGGCGATGCTGCTGCCAAGAACATCATTGCGCAGGCTGGCTGGTACAAGGAAATGCGCAGCCGACTCCGTCAAGAGTTTGGCGGTCTTGGCGATCTTTTTGCTGACTTGCTTGGCGCTACATCTCCGAACACGCCTGTGCGCGGCAACTGGTCGAATGCGATCGACGCCATGCGTCGCGCTATGCGTGGCGACTTTGACGAGCTGATGCCGAGGTGGGTGGCGTGGGTAGATAACACCACGCAAAAGGAAGCCGAGTTCCGCGCCTTCTTTGACGAGCAGCTCGCTGCTGGTAAAACGAAGAAAGCGATCAAGGAGATGCCGGAGTACGCGCGCCTTAAGTCGGAAGTGTCGGAAGCCCGCAAGCTGCCTGATGATTTGATGCCGCTGAAGGAGACCGGGAAGAAGTACGGCTTCAACGGTCGCAACGTAGTGCGCGCTCTGGTTGATTTGTGGCGCGTTGTTAAAGACCCTGACGCTGACATTGGCCGCGGTGGCACAGCCCCAAAGGCGCTCAACTTCTCGGGCAACCTGATTGGTTTTCGCGAAAAGGCGACGATCGACGTATGGGCTGCGCGTATGTTGCAGCGCTTGGCTGGATTGCTGCGCATCCCGAGCATGGCCGAAGGTGGCGTGTCCGGTGAGATGCGCGCCACGGGCGAGACGACGCTGCAATTTGGGTTCGGGCAGGACGTATTCAATCAAGCGGCAAAAGACATCCGAGACGATGCCGAGCTGGCGACCGACAAGAATCTGTCGACCGTCAATGACGATGACCTGCAGGCTATCGTTTGGTTCTTGGAGAAAGAGATCTGGACGCGCAACAACTGGACGAGCGCAGCCGGTGAAGGTGGTTCGTTTGAGTTTGAGGCTGACCTAACGGGCAGCGCCCAGCAGGCCCGCATCACGGAGCTGCGCCGGGTAGCTGATTCGGCCAAGTCATCGCCAGACCAGAAGGCTGCGGCGATCGCCGAGCTTGAAACGCTAGTGCGCCCTGCCGAGCGGTATCAGGCTGGCATCTCTATCCAACAGGCGGTTGGCACCCAAGGCGTGGATTTCATCCCGACCGATGCCGATCAGGCCGCGTTGGCAAATCGGGTGCAGACAGCGATCTACGAAAACGACGACGGTGCAACGGTGCTGGGCAGCAAGGTGCTGTCCACCCAAGGCCGGTACGGCGATATCGAGCGCTCGCTTGACGTAGAGGCCGTGGTGCGCGAGGGCTATGACCCATCGCCCCTAATGCTGCGCCTGCTCCGAGAGGCCCAGAATGCGTTACAGGACAGTATGTTCCTGTCTCGCGTGTTGCGTACTGACGAAGATCCAGACCCGCTGGTGCACCGCCCCGGCGTCGAGATTTACTTCCGCGACGCCAAAGCGATCGAGAATATGCAGCCCCTGCTGGACGATCTGAAGGCGCAAGGGGTTGAGTTCTACACGGTGATTGTGGACGCCAAACGGCTGCCAGAGGCGATGGCTGGGGCGATGCCTGCGGCGGTTGGTGTGCGGTTCCAGTACATCCCCGAGTTCGATGTTCGCTATGGCGACGACGCCATGATGCGGATGACCGACGAAGAATTAACTGCTAGGATTCGCGAACGCGAAGCTGAAATGGATGCTGTTGCGCGTCGCGTCATGCGTGAGGTTCAAGGGGTAACCTTTGCCCAGCAGCTTTGGTATGCAACAGACGTCCGGTTTAGCAGCGAATATCAGGGAGCTATCGATGCCCTCGCAAGTCGAGCTATTGAGACAGAAGGTGGAGCGCCTCGAGCCGGAATATGGGAAGGACGACCCATACGTCAAGGCATTGAAGCAGCAGCTCGCCAGCTTCGAGAGCCAAGTCGCGCGGAAGCAGCGCCCAAACCCGGTGACGCTGTCGGTGTCGATGCAGCGCAAAGGCTGATTGACGCGGCCAGCCCCGAGAATGGTTACCACGGATTGCAAGTCGTGGACGCTGACGGCAGCTTCGTGAAAGCTGCTGATGCAATGGATCAAGCTGATGCGGTCATTGCCAAAGCGGAAGAGGAATCGACCGCGTTCCCTGTTGCCGTTACCTGTTTCTTGAGGAATGGCTAATGCGCCAAGTCTGTATCAACGCTGTCCAAGCTGCGATCGGTCGCACCATTACGGTAGCCGAATCGCGCAACATTGAGCAGCGCATTCGTGACGCAATGGTCGTTCTTGCGCGCCAAGATCCGGCGCGCTGGCAAACGCTTTCGACATCACAGCGGATGACCGAGGCCGCTAATCTTGCGGCGCAACAACTTGTTGAAGAAGCGCAACTCAAGAAGCAGCGATTGCAGTTGCAGATTGCTGCTAACGATCGCGTTGAGAAATACGTTCAAGATCAGGCCGCGGCTGGCATTGATAAGGACGGATTAGATTCTCTCGAGCGATTGGTATCTGGAAAGTCAGACGGCAAAAACAATTCGACATCTGTTGAAGTAAATGCCAAGGCCATTATGGCCGCTGCAATGGGCAGACTTGCCAATGCATGGCAGCAGATTAGCCCGCGACTTTTTGGGTTGCTTGCAAACCGACGCGCCGAGATTGACTTTGTGCGCGCCGCATATGGTCAGATCGCTGGCCTCAAGCCGGAGTTAGTGCAGGCTGCGAAAGAGTGGCTGGATCTAGCCGAGTCATTGCGCGAACGATTCAACGCTGCCGGTGGCGATATCGGAAAGCTCGATAACTGGTCAATGCCGCAGGCATGGGATGCGCATCTTGTTCTTCGTGGAGACGATGCGCAAAACAGATTCGTCGATGCGTTCATGGATTGGGTCGATCGCAGTAAATATGTGCACGATGATGGCACTCGATACAACGACCAAGAGATGCGTGACTTTCTTGCCGAGGCATGGGTCACTATTGCAACAGATGGCGCAAACAAAACTGTTGGGCCGAACACAACTCGCGTAAGCGGGATTAAAGCTAACCGCGGGAATAAGAGTCGGCAGTTGCATTTCAAGGACGCAGACTCTGCTGTTGCTGCAATGCAGACTTATTCTGGTCGGTCTGTGTTTGAGGCTATGACCGGCCACATCTCTCGGATGTCTCGAGACATTGCGCTTATTGAGCAGTTTGGCCCCAATGCGGATTTGACCGTTGCCAACTTAATTGAAAAGTATGGCAACGAGGCTGTTACTAGCGCCGCAAGAGCTGGGCAGAACGTAGTTTTTTTGCGCGATAAGATTAACCTTCAGTCATCCTTTATTGAACAGCTTTACAACTACGTCGCTGGAAACAATCCGCCGCCTCCTCGGCGTCGGTTTGCCGCGGCAATGGCAACCATTCGGTCGCTGTTCGTTTCGATGAAGCTTGGCTCTGCTGTCATTTCATCAATATCAGATGAAGGCACTTTGTATTTAACGGCTCGCGTTAATCGCTTGCCTATGTTCAAACTGTTTTTGAATCAGGTTCGCGGGTTCAATCCGCTGAACAAAGCCGAGAAACAGCGGGCCATGCGAGCTGGCCTTATCGTCAACGCCATGATCGACAATGCCAATCGATTTGGCGAGGACACGCTTGGCTCGCAAGTCCCGAACATTATGGCGTCTACGGTTCTGCGATTGTCTGGCTTGAATGCCTTGACCGAGCTGCGTCGTCGCGCGTTTGCCGTGACTATGATGGACACGATTGGCTCGTTGACTAGAACCACCCAAACATTAAGCAGCCTTGATCCAGAAGACTTCCGCATCTTGCAGGGCAAAGGCATCACGCAGGAAGTTTGGGATGTGTGGCGCGCGGCTGGCGTAGATGACTGGGGACAAGGCGCTACCGTCTTGACGCCGGAGAATATCTACGCAGTTCAGAATGCTCCTGATTCTTTAAAGAACGAGGCGGCGACAAAGTTGCTAGCTATTGTTCTTGAAGAGCGCGACATCGCGGTGATTGAGCCAAGCGCTCGAGAGCGCGTATTGATTACTGGCGGCACAACTCCCGGCACCATCCCGGGCGAGATTCTGCGCTCATTCTTGCAGTTCAAGACATTCCCGCTATCCGTTATCTCCAAGCATTGGGGCCGCGCTATTGGGATGTACAACAATGCTGGCAGTAAGGTTGGGTACATCGCCACCTTGATTGCATTGCAGACTGTGCTCGGCGCTATTTCGATGGCAGTAAACGATATAGTGTCTGGTCGCGATCCGACAACTCTTGATCCAGATTCAGAGAACTTTGAAAAAAACCTGACCGCTGCTGCTTTGAAAGGTGGCGGCATGGGATTGTACGGAGACTTTCTATTTGCCGAGGTCAACGGATACGGGCGTACTTTGTTTGGCGCGCTCGGCGGCCCAATGATTGGCGCAATAGAAGATGCGTACAAGCTGACGATCGGAAACTTGAGAGAAGCTGCTGCCGGAGAGGAAACAGATTTTGGCGCGGAAGTTGCGCGTACCGTAAAGGGCTACACGCCCGGTGGGTCTATCTGGTACACGAAAGCAGCGCTCGATCGACTAATCTTTAATCAGCTCCAAGAGTACTTTAACCCGGGGTACTTGCAGCGAGCGCAGGCGAGATCATACCGGGATCGTGGCACAACATACTGGTGGGAGCCGGGTCAGCCATTGACAGAGGCGCGCGCTCCAGAGCTTGAAAAAATTGTAGAGGAAAACCCATGACCGTCTCATCGACAACTGCGCGAATCAGCTATTCCGGCAACGGAACGTCCACGCTCTTTGCTGTGCCGTTCTACTTTCTTGCCAACTCTCAACTGGCCGTAGTGCTGCGCTCCTCTGCGGGCGTAGAGACTCCGCAGGTTCTCGGCACCAACTACACGGTGACGGGCGCAGGCGTACTGACTGGCGGCTCGATCACGATGACAGTAGCTCCTGCCGCTGGCACGACGCTGGTCATCTCGCGCAATGTCCCGCTGACGCAAGAGACGGATCTCCAGCCGAACGATCGACTGCCTGCCGAGACGCTCGAGCAAGCCATCGACAAGCTGACGATGATTGCGCAGCAGCTTGATGTCGACTTCGATCGGGCGCTGAAGTATCCGACGACTGACTCGACCAGCATCACGACTGTAATCCCGAGTTCGGTAGATCGCGCTGGCAAGTTCCTCAAGTTCGACAGCAACGGTGCGCCTACTGCGCAGTCGCTGCCGTCCCCGTTTGTGAGCGTGAAGGATTTCGGCGCAGTTGGTGACGGGCAAACCGATGACACGGCTGCGATCCAGACCGCGATCAATACGGTTGCTGCCGCGGGACAGACGCTGTACTTCCCGGCTGGCACCTATCGCATTGTCCCGGCTACGCTGAAGGACTGGGAAGGCACTCCGCTCGGCGAGGGGCAGATGACGGTGGCCTTTGTCATCCCGTCAAATATGTGTTTATACGGAGACGTCGGCGCAGTTCTCAAGCTTGCCGATAACGTCTCGACGTTGGCTGCTCCGAAGCGAGTGGCGATGTTCTTCTCAAACGTGCCTGTCTCAAATATCCGTATCTACGGATTGACGATGGACATGAACGGTTTGAACAACCGCATCAGCCCATCCGCTCCGGCATCCTACAACCGATACAACCAAGCGATGATCCACTTCACCGGCACAATCGGTGGCGTGGCTGCTCGAGGTGATAACGTCCAGATCGATTCGTGCCAGTTCCTCAACACGGCAGGAACGTCTTGCCTTGTCATGGCGCAGAGCAACACAGTCGGCGTGACTCTTGGCAAGAACTGGTCTGTCACTCGGTGTTTGTTTAAGAACAACGGTATCGACACCGACGATCACAGCAGCATCTTTGCTTGGGCTGATAACGTCGTTTGTGAAAACAATATCTTTACCGCTGACACGATGTTCCCGAACGGAATCTCTGGCAACAGCGGATCGTTTGTGGCGTATGAGGTTCACGGCGCGAACCAGCGGTTCGTGAATAACTTGATTAGCAACTACTGGCAGGGGATGTGGGTTGCGTCGAATACCACCTCGTCTGCTGAAAACATCATCATTGCAAACAACACGTTCTCTCCGGTCAAGTGGTATGCGATTGACTTCTTCCGCAGCAGCGCAGTTGAAACAGACATCAGCCGCGTGTTGATTCATGGCAATACGGTGCTGGTGGACGACACCACAACGACCGGCACGTTGCCGACGTTTAAGGCTGCGTTCCAGATTGCATCGTTCTACCGCATCCAGAATGTGCAGATCAGCAACAACTTCTGCTCAAAGTCTGGCGCGACGATCCCGTCCATTGGAATCTTGATCACCCCGCAAGGCAATGCGAGCAACGATCACCGCGGCATCGTTATCCGCGATAACACCTTCAGCAACTTTAACTCTGGCGTTGCGACGTTTATCAATTCGACGAACGGAATGGGGCCGCTGGAGATCAGCAATAACTATTTCCGCAACTGTTCGGATGCGACTGGCTACACGACTCCGCAGGGCGTGGCTGTTGGGTTGAGCGGCGTGGCTCCGCTGGCTACGGCATACGCCTCGTTGTTCATATCTAACAACACGTTCATCGACGACCGCACGGTCAAGCAAATGGATTTCGGCATCCGTATCGATCAGGTAACGGTGACTAACCTCAACGTCCAGCGCCAGAAGTATGTTGGCATGGTAACGGCTAACTACGCTGAAGCCTCGACAACGGTGACCAACCGCTTTGGCTACTATGCCAATGTCGCCCTGACTCCGACTTGGCGATCCGGCGGAACCGCTGTCACGGTTGGAAACGGTGCAGTCAATGCTTCGTATACCGTTGATGAGGCGCAGGTCACAATCAGCTTTGCGCTGCTTGTTGGATCGACGACCAGTTTCGCTGGCGGCGCTTTGAGCGTAGACATTCCGTTCACATCATCGCCAACAACCATCAACTACATCGGCAACTGGCGCATCTTCGACACTAGCCTGTCAACTTATTATTTTGGCGGCGCGTTTGTTACAGAAAACTCAACCGGAGTTGGTTTGCAGTTAAATAACGGTGGCAATGTAACCAATACGTCGCCGGTCACGTTAGCAACTGGCGATTTGATTACGGTGCAGGTGACTTACACTCGAGCCTAGCAATCTCCGCCTTTAGGCTGTTGATCTCTGCCACTAGGGTGCTGGCCTCCGACCAGAGGCCACGCATCCTGATGGCGGCTAGCGCGTTATCGATGCGCCAATCACGCTCTTGGCCGTAGCCCCACGGCGCGGCCTTGAGTTCGTTTGCCCACGCTCCCGCTGGGCTTTCGTTGTCGATCGTCATGCTCCACCTCGTCGGTGCCGGGTTCGTACATGAAGTGATTGCAGCGCCAGTCTGCGGGCCAATCATTAGCCGTGCAGAATAATTGTTTGCCGTCGTGTTTGGAGTAGCGACAGCTCCAGCAGGTCACACTAGATCCTCTTTGCGTAACTGCGCGATCGTGCGCACCATACCCTCGAGATGGGCAAGGCGTACATAGTCTCGGTCGAGATCCATGTGAGACCGGCGGTCGATTGCGTCGTGGCAACTCGAGCAAGCCCATGCGCCGAGCAGATCGTCGGCCTTCAACCCCATGCCAGAGATCCCGGGCATACGGATATGGGCGAGCACGACTGTCTCGCTGTTGTGGTTGCAGACGCCCTCAAGCCGCACCATGCAGCCACGGCCTCTGGCCTGCTTGCGCAGATCACCAGTCCGTTTTGATGCCATGGTAGACCTTCGCTGTATCCATCTGGACGAAGTAGTTCTCGCGCATTGCCGTGCCGCCGTTGATGGTGCGCTGGGTCTCGGTGACCTCCTTGCGCATCTTGGCGGCAGATAGGTTCTGCACCAGCAGGACGTCAGCATCCACCAGAAACAAGAACCCATATAACGGGACACAGAATCCGCTTGCGAGTTTGGCCCCGCTCTCAACCTTCTCGGCGGTGATCAGCCATTCGTTCTGGAACATTCGCTGAAACTGCTCGAGCGTCAGGTTGTATCGGCACTTGGTTTCGGCAAGCCCCATCACCTCGCCGTTGCGGGTGAGGATCGCATCGACCTTGGCTGGTCTGTCTTTCGGCGTTTGTATGTATCTGAATCCGGGCTTGGCGTTGAACCAATCGGCAACGTGCTGCTCGTCTGCGAGGCTGACCTGCCCTCGAGCAGTCGCAATATCAAGACTCATAGTTTGGCTCCGGTATGTGAATGCCAAGCTCTGCACACTTGGCCTCGATGATGGCGAGGTAGTCGCTGAATTCCTGCTTGGTCAACTTGCTAGATCTGCGCAGAGGCTTGTGCCGTTTCCTGCCGAATCCCTCGATGACCTCGGAACCCCATGCCTCGATCAAGAAGTATTCATGCAGATCGTTTGTCGTCCAGCCTCGCAGCGCCTCGCCGCCTCCCTCTAGGACGGATGGGTACACCACACCCCAGAGGAAGGCGTTTTGTTGGTCGCTACGTTTTGGTTTGAATGCCTCGACGGTGATCTGCCAGCTCTGCGCCGGGTCAAGTCTGCTGACCATGTTGCTGATCGCGTTTGCGATCTGATCGGGCGGTGTGCCTCTGGCTATTACGCGGCGCATGGTAAGGAATCCTCCTTACTTAAAACGGGATGTTGCCGATGTCGTCATCGCTGAACGTCTCGGTGACTGGCTGCTGTTGCTTGGGTACTGGGCGCGCCTCGGGCAGGCCATCCTTTGCCTTCACCGACAGGCTGAAATACTTCTGCCCTTCGAGCCTGCCGCTCTTGCCGACCTTCACCCATGCCGAGAGCCAATATTCGACTCCGTTGATATTGATGCTGCCGGTGTACTCCGGGTGCTGCTCGCTCTGCTTGCGATCGTTCTTGGCTAGCAGGCCGCGGTTCGTGTTGTCGTATTGCTTCACAGGCTCAACTCCTTAAGGTTATTCACTTTGCGGTCAACTTCAGATAAGAAATTCGTCACGGCCCGCGTGATCTCTAGGATCTGCGGCTGGTCGCGGTGGACGCGGATGATGTGCAAGCGCAGGCGCTCGGGCAGTTTCGGCTGGTACACGACGTAATCGCACCAGTCGCGTCCGGTGACGGCCATCTGCCATTGCATCTGGAGGCGGTGCTCGGTGGGAACTTTCTTGCTCTCGATGATGTCCAAGCTCGCCGCAGGTTGCAGGCACTTGATCTCGACCAAGCCATCTGTGCCGACCAAGCCATCCGGTGACGCACCGGCCTCGAGCTTTGGATGCTTGATGAAGCCGACCTCCTCGACTAGCTGCCCCACACGGGCGCTATAAGCGGCTCTGGCCTCGGCCTCGGTGTCTATGCCGTGCTGCATCGCCGGGCTCGTATACGTCTCCGTAACCTGCCCTGTGAGGCGCTCGCATACGAGCTGCGCCATGTAGTTACGATAACCGGCCTTCGTCTTCTCCATCATCACATTCGAGATGGCCGATGCGCTGACCCGGCCACAGCGACTCGAGTACCACTCCGGCGTACGTTGGGTGTCGCTCACTTGGAAAGCTCCTTCTTGCGGGCGGTAAACTTGCTGACGCCGCGGGAACGGATCGCTTCCGGCAGCGTGTGATACAGAGCGTTGAGTTCGTCGACCGTGTTGCAGGCGGCGATCTCGGCGTTGAGCTTGGCCTCGATCTCGTCGACCTCCGCCTCCGGCAGATCCTCGCCAGCGTAGATGTACAAACCGAGGCCGTGCAGCGCGATGCACTTGGCAAGGCAGCGCATGATGCTCGTATTCACGGCGAACGCATTCGGGTTCTGGATCGGCTGGTTGCGGTGGTCAAGCACCGGCAGCAGGCAAGTCTTGATGTCGCCCTTGATCTCGACCGAGACCTTGACCATCCCGGTCTGATCCTTGAGGTAGACCAACGGCAGGCCGTCGAATTCGTAAACGGTGTAGCGCGCAGTCGGGTCTATCTTCAACACCTCGGCCCACGCCCATGCCCACGACAGATACGAGAGGTTGTTCTTTTTCTCGATGTGGTCGTTGACGTTAATCTTCAGCAGTTCGCTCATGGCAGGCTCCGGTAGATCTTGTTGAGTTCGTCTTCGATGACGGCGTTCAGTTCGGCAAGGGCTCGATCGCAGGCAGCGATGCGCTCCTGCTCGTCACGCTCTGCCAGCTCCTGATCCTGTTGCTGCCACCAGCTCTGGTCGTCGTTGCCCCAAGGCGCGAGGTCACTCATGGCTTTGTATCTCCTCTTGTTGTGTGCAGCCGCCGTCACCGCACGGGTCGAGTGCGGCAGCTAGTAGAAACAGAATGATCAGTCCGATGAACTGCGGCCAAGGCGACTTCATCGCTGGTCTCCCGTGACGGCCTGTACGCCAGCGGCGTAGCCATCGGTCTTGCCCATCGAATAGGCGTACTTAACCGACTGCTCGATGATCGGGTCGAGCGACTTGTTATCGACGAACTTGATCAGATCTCGGATGACGCGCTCGAGTTCGGCGCGATAGGCGATGTCGTTCATGCGGCCTCCTGCAAAGCCTTGACTACGGGAATCCAAGCGGCGAAGCGAACCGGGTCGCGCTCGACTTGTTCGAACAGATCCGGCTGCTCGTCGAGGTTGGCGCGGAAGAAGGCGATCTCGCAGGCGACGCAGTAATCGTCGCAGATGGCTTCGGCGACTTGGCATTGAAAGCACCATGCGTTGTTCATCTCGTATCTCCGTGTTGTTGTATGCGTATCGTAACGTCGGTTAAGGGGAAGTCAAGCCCCGGGAGGGGCGGCTTACGCCGCCACCTTGCCAGCGCGTAGAACGCTTGCCGGAACCCAGTCGCCAATCTGGATTGGATTGCGGCCATTGCGCTGATCGCGGAAGCGAGTCGTGCTGGAAAGATGGACGTATACCAATCCAAGGTCGTCGCCGTTTTCATCGACAACCGTGGCTCCTTGACTCAACACGCGCCATTGATCGTTGTCCCAGCTAATGATTCGGTCTTGGTAATTCATCTCGTATCTCCTGCCAGCACCGTGCTGGTATGGGTGCATATTAACACAGGTTAAGTATTAGTCAAGCCCCCTCCGGAAAAAATAGGTACATATTTTGCCGTGCATATTCCCTTTGCCTTTTCTCCGTAACGGCGGTTAAGATCGGCAGGCTATGAATACCAATGACCTACTCGCTGCCTTCCACGGCAGCAAAGCACAAGTGGCTCGAGCGTTCGGCGTATCCGCTCCCGCGGTATCACGCTGGGTGCGTAACGGAGTCGTTCCCGAGAAACAGGTTCTGCGCTGGAAGCTCGGCCTTATAGTCGCGCCAGAGGCTGCTACAGGCCGTATCGCTCGCAAGCAGTTGCAGATAGCCGCGGCTCGCAGATGGGCTGATAAAGGCTGACGATGCCCAGAAACGACAAACCCCCAATTAAGGGGGTTGACGCGGCTGGCTGGCAGCCTATACGCTTGAGTTGCGGTTCTAGCGTGGATGGAAGTCTGACTGACTGTTCTAGTCATGTCAATCACCTAACCACGCCGAACTACTCGGGAATGCTGGTCGGGGAAACTACGCGCAGCAGATCCTTAAATTCAGACCGGGGCGGTGGGCCTCTGAACGCGCGGCGTGTCGTCGGGAAGCGCGAACCACAGCAGGGAAACCTGTGAAAAGTTGCCGACAGCAGGGTGGCTCCGTCAGTCATCAACTCTGTGCGATCTCATTAGGCGTAATCCGTCCAATGACCGTGCAGAGTTCACCATCAGTCATCAGGTTCTAGACGTATATACACAGAAGATATACAGGAGATACATACATGGGAGATGAATTCGTTTACTCACCTTCTGCTAAACAAGAGAAGAAAGTACCAGACCGTACAGAGTTTGCTTTGAGTTCTTCAGCAGAATACTGGGCTACAGCGGTATCAGAGAATCCCTTAAATCGATTGCGTCTACTCGATGCCAAACTCGCTAGACCGGGTGTTGATGTCGAATCGATTAAGGCTAGAGCGGGTGAACTGATACGCGAACTGGGTGCAGCCAAGGTGCTGACCGATCCCGATTGCATTGGCTTAGTGCGGCAGTTGTTCGGCCAGCGTGGAGTCGATCGGTTACGCGAGAGAGCAAAGGAAACCGCGTGATCAAAACAGGGGTATTGTGATCATGGACAACATCAACCCGAAGCATTACCAGCAGGAGATCGAGACAGTCGATTTCATGCGAGCGAATGCTAAATCCCAAGAACATTTTCTCGAGTTCTGTAGACTGACAGCATTGGGATACATCGCTCGAGCAGGACGTAAACCGGACAACCCGCTAGAGCAAGACGCACAGAAAGCGATCTGGTGGCTCACTTGGATGACAGGCAATGACCCTCGCAATCGATAAGGCTACCGCGGCTGGCCCGCGCAACGACGACGACGAACCGTACCGAGCTCTGTGGTCGAGCGTGTTGTATCTCGCCATCCGAGACTGCAATCGCAAGGGCAATGCTCGAGCGGCGCTGCATTGGATCTACGCACCGCACGACGAGGTCGGAAGCCTGCGCTGGATCTGCGATATGCTCGATCTGGATTATCAGAAATTACAGAACATCTGCATGAGCCGTGAAGGGCGAGCGCAGATTCTCAAACGTAACGTGAGAATGAATCATGCGTATCGTCCTCCCGTGGCCTCCCTCGATTAACCACTACTGGCGCAATTACCGCGGTCGAATCGTGGTGTCAGCAGACGGCAGGCAGTACCGGCAGACCGTATCCTATCGGATACTCGAGCAAGGAATCCCTCGGGACAATCTCGCTTGCAGGCTCGCGGTTAGCATCGATGCGTACCCACCAGACAAGCGGCGGCGCGATCTCGATAACATCCAGAAGGCGCTGCTCGATGCCCTAGTCCACGCTGATGTCATTGAAGACGACAGCCTAATCGATGCCCTGTCCATCCAACGGCATGAAGCCAAGGATGAGGGCGAAGTCATTGTGAGAATCCAGCCTTATGCCAAAGAGATGCAGGATCTGCGGAGTTGAATACGTTTTCAAGTGTAGGCAGGAGAAGTACCACGACATCCTGCAACAGATGATCAATCAGGACACCGTCAACAAACTGATCAAACTGCTAGGAGATGGCATTGACGAAGGAAGAAAAAGTGCGCGAACTTTGGTGCCAAATTCGCAAATTAAATCAAGAGCTAAACGCAATACACCGCGAAATATCCCGCGTCGAACTTGGTTTGCAGGAACCCTTCGACTTCGGTAAGGATTGGGTGCCGCCTTACTTGAGGAAAGGATCATGTATACCGTTGAGGACGATGTAACGGACGAGGAGCTGGCAGGCGTTGATCTGGCGCTCACTTTGATGGTGTCTTGGCATACCATGAAGCAGTATGAACGGGTGCTGCGCAGGATCAGCAAATGGAACGACGATGGCCCCTCGATCTGGGCGCGCCGGGTGTTGAACGAGTACGAACGGAGGCTCGATTCGTGACGGATGGAATCAGGTTAGCGCCCTGCCCGAACTGCAACGCAGCAGGCTGGATCGCTGACGGCATGGGCGACTGGATCAGGTGCTGCGAGTGCAATCCCGAACCGCCGCCGAAAGAGTCAGCCAAGATTATCCAATTCGCCCGGGGTGCCAAGGTCAAGCAAAAGCCGGTAGACGATCTGCCGCCAGCGGCATAGAATCCTGATATGAAGCCCGGACTCTACGCAAACATTCATGCCAAGCGCGAGCGCATCAAGGCCGGAAGCGGCGAGAAGATGCGTAAGGTTGGGGCCAAGGGTGCGCCGACTGCGAAGGCGTTTCGTGAATCTGCGAAAACGGCGTTGAAGAAATGAAAGGCAAAGGCGCAGAAATGCTCGCCAAGCACCTCGAGATGATGGACGAGGAAGGCTACGAAGGCGAAGAGGAAGGCGGCGAGGAGGCTGGCGAACTCGAGTTGAAACTCAAGTTCAAGTCTGCTGCCGAGGCCCGCGATTTCCTGATGAAAGGATTCGGAAGTGCTGGCAAGCCGTCTCGGCGATAACGGCGACCCGAATGAGTTGCCGCCAGTACGCCGCGGGATCGCAGGCGAGATCAGGATGGGTGCTGCTGCATTCCGCCCGATCGCTGCAAGAGCGACCCGATTGGCAGGCGCGCAAGCGGTGGCTAGACCCGCGCTCGGTGGCGCAGTCCGTGACCGCATTCCGTTCTACGAAGACCGCAGTCGTCCGTCACCCGACGTACAGTTAATCCCATGAAGACCGCGGCATGGCAGCGCAAAGAGGGCCAGAACCCAAAGGGCGGCCTCAACGAGAAAGGAAGGGCTAGTTATGCTCGAGAGACTGGTGGAACACTTAAGGCTCCGGTTCGCAGCGGCGACAATCCGCGTCGAGCAAGCTTTCTCGCGCGCATGGGCAGCGCTCCGGGCCCGATGGAGAAAGACGGTAAGCCAACCCGCCTTGCCCTCGCCCTCCGAGCATGGGGAGCCAGCAGCAAAGCCGACGCGAAAGCGAAAGCCAAAGCGATAAGCGAACGCAACAAGGGGAAGTAAGACCATGCCTCTGAAGCAAGGATACAGCCAAGCCACGATCAGCTCGAACATCTCGAAAGAGGTGAAGGCTGGCCGCCCGCAGAAGCAAGCGATTGCGATCGCACTATCAACCGCACGATCGTCAGCCAAGAAGGCGAAAAAGAGCGCTGTCGTTCGACGCCTGACGGAGAAGTAATGGCAGACCGCGCAGAACAAGTGCGCAAAGTCCTCGAGCTAGTCGAGGGCGGAATGTCCGAGAACGCAGCTTGCAAAGAGGCCGGAATCAATCGGGCGACGTTCAGAGCAGCGGCTTTGCGTGTAAGCGCTGGTGACAACTACGCGCGCGCATTAGAGGCTCTCGCAGCCGATCAGGTCGAGAAAGCCGAGCAGGTCATCGAGGATATGCGGGCTGGCGTTATCGATGCCCAGCAGGCTCGGGTCGAACTGGATGTGCGCAAGTGGTTCGCCTCCAAGTTCCTGCCCAAGCGCTACGGCGACAAGGCCGAGGTTGAGCATTCCGGCAACGTCGGCCTGACGGTCAACGTGCTACGGATCACGGATGCCAACGATAAACCTGCCAGCTAACGGTTGGCTCCCTCGCCACTACCAGATCCCGGCATGGCGAGCGCTCGAGAGCGGCACAAAGCGCCTCGCTCTGGCATGGCACCGCCGTTCTGGTAAAGACGACATCAGCCTGCATTGGGCGGCTGTGTCCATGATGACCCGCGTCGGATCTGTGTGGCATATGCTCCCGCAGGCCAATCAGTCGCGTAAGGCGATATGGGACGCGGTCAACCCGCACACCGGCAGACGTCGCATCGACGACGCATTCCCCGAAGAACTACGCGAGACGACCCGTGAGCAGGATATGTTCATCCGGTTCAAGAACGGTTCGACATGGCAAGTGGTCGGCTCGGACAACTACAACAGCCTCGTCGGTTCGCCTCCGGTCGGTGTCGTGTTCTCCGAATACGCGATGGCCGATCCCAATGCGTGGGCATTCCTGCGACCGATCCTTGCCGAGAACGGCGGCTGGGCGATCTTCATCTCGACGCCTCGAGGCCGGAACCATTTCGCTCGGCTCGTCGACTTTGCGCGGCAAGATCCAGACTGGTTCGGGCAGGTGCTGACTGTCGAGGATACGAAAGCGATTCCGATCGACACGATCAAGCGCGAGCGCAAAGAACTGCGCATGGAGCGTGGCGACAAGGAAGCCGAAGCGATTATCCGGCAGGAATACTACTGCGACTTCGACGCAGACATCCCGGGCGCGTACTACAACGAGTTGATCCGATCGGCAGAGCTGAATGGCCGCATTGCCGAGTTCCCGCACGTTATCGGCCAGCCTGTCGGCACAGCATGGGATATTGGCGTCGGCGACTCAACGGTGATCTGGTTCTACCAGTTGATCGGCCACAAGGTGCGCATCATCAACGTACTCGAGGGCAGCGGTGTCGGCCTCGACTGGTACGCGAAGAAGCTGCTGGCTCTCGATTACGTCTACGGCGACCACATATGGCCTCACGACGGCGCTGTGCAGGAATGGGGCAGCGGTCAGTCTCGAGTACAGGTAGCCGCGGGTTACGGTCTCAAGCCGCGTGTGCTCGAGCGTGACGCGGTGGACGATGGCATCCAAGCGGTGCGCATGATGCTGCCTGCCTGCGAGTTCAACCTCGACCCTGATCCGTTCCCGGGCGAGACGAAGGATGAGGCCAAGGCTCGCATGACTCGAGCGATCGACGCGCTGAAGCAATACCGACGCGAGTACAGCGACCAGCTCCAGCGGTTCCGCGACAAGCCGGTACACGATTGGACGTCGCACTTTGCTGACGCATTCCGCTATCTCGCCAAGGGCCGCAAGCCATTCCGCGGCACCGAATCTGCCCGTCGCATGGGGCATCAATCCGCTGTAGCAGACTACCGAGTGCTGGGGTAGACTGTCGTCGCAACCCAAAGGGAGTGCGATATGTCAAGTCTTTTTAAGCCCAAGATGCCGAAGATCGAGCCGACGCCTCCGCCTCCAACGGTGGATGAGGCGCAGCTCTCACGCATCGAACAGCGCCGCATGGCTCGTCGCCGTGGCCGCGGATCTACGATCATGTCGACACCAGCCAGTCAGCAGACCGGCTCGGTCGGCGTCACTCGTTTGCTTGGAGGTGGTTGATATGGGCGGCATGACAGCATTCGGCAAGTACATGAAGCGCAAGGGCGAGAAGAAGGGCAAGGCTGCCGGCATGGCCGAGGGCATGAAGCAGGGCGAGATGTCTGCTGCCCAGATGATTGCCAAGCGCAAGGATGAGGCCGCTGCCCGTGCTCGCGGGATGATGTAATGTCAACGAAGAAGATATCGGCGCTGACGTCCATTGCGCAGGATTTAATCGATCCTGCTGCTGACGTTTTGCCGATCGTCGACACTAGCAGTACAGAGACGAAGAAGGCGACCGCTGCGGCGATTGTCGGCAAGTCCATTGGTGCACTAGCGGCCACATGGAACAACGCCCTGACGACGTTCAAGGCTCGCGTGTTCAACGTCACGGACACGGCCTCTGCTGCTGGCAGCCTGCTCGATGACTTGCAGGTCGGCGGTGTGTCGAAGTGGTCGGTGCGCAAGGATGGCGCGTTGACGGTTGGCAGCGTCCCGATCGCTCGCATCACGGAGAACGACTACGGTGCGTTCTCGGATATCACCGACCAGACCGCGGCAGCGAACACAGCGACCGGCGTGATCTGGGGAACAACGGACTACTCGAGCGGAATCTCGGTTGCATCCAATACCCGCATCACGGTGACCAAGGCTGGCATCTACAAGTTCGACTTCAACCTGCTGCTGAAGAACACCAACAGCTCGTCGCACATTGCGAGCTTTTGGCTGCGCAAGAACGGCACGGATGTTACCAACTCGAACACGGACGCAACGGTTCCAGCGCAAGGTGGCGGCATTCCCGGCACGGCTGTCGTCACGATCGTGTTCACGCTCCAGCTCGCTGCGAGCGACTACATCGAGGTGATCTGGTCGACGCCAAACGTCGCTGTCACGCTCGACTTCACGGCTGCTCAAACTTCACCAACTAGACCGGTTACACCATCGGTCATCGCAAACATCAACCGCATTGCGTAATCGGAGACTCTCATGGCGACAGGTATTGTTCTCGCATCGAATGCCAGCGCGACTGGCGCATATTTCGCATGGCCGGGTGGTCGTGGTGAGTTCCGAGTCGAGGGATCATTCCCCGGCACGGTCAAGCTCGAGACCAAAGGCCCGAACGGCACAGCGCAGGATGTCGGCTCTTTCACGACGCTGACCAGCGCTGGCGGCGGCATCTTCGAACTTGGCGCTTGTGAGATCCGTGCGAACATCGCAACGGCTACAGCCGTCTACGCGGTCGCTCTCCGTATCCCGTCGCCGTCGTTCTAATGGCCTCGGAGGACTACACCCGAGACAGCGCTCGAACCTACGGGCGCACTTGGCCGCGCACGGTTGCGGAGCCGTCGCTGTTCCTTAACTTCACTAGCGCGACTGCGCTCGACCCCCGCATCACCTTCTCCCGTGGCTCACAGGCAACGCTGTTTGATAGCACGGGTACGCTGGTGTATGCGAAGCATAATCTGGTTACTTGGAGCCAAGATTTTTCTCAAGCCGACTGGAGCAAAAATTCCTCAACTATCGTTTCTACGTCGGTAGCCTCGCCAATTACTAGCATCAATTATCAAAAAATTGAGGCTACAGTTGCCAATACGACTGTCGGAATTACGTCGATTGCTATTACTGCGGCAACTCAACAACGAACGGTATCGTTTTTTGCTAAACCTCTTGGTGACATCACCAGAATATTGGTTGTAATTCAAGGCGCCGATGCGCGAATAAATGTCAATCTTGTAGACGGAACATTTACAACTAACGTGGCTGCAACAGGTTCAAGCGTTGCAGTTGCCGGCGAACGCTTTATTGTGTCAACGCCGACGTTAACTGGTGCGACCGGCGTTAGATTGTTCTTAAAGCGAGTCGGAGAAACAGACACAAATACGCCAACGACAATAGCAATAGGTGAAGGACTTTATTTGATTGGCGCACAGATGAACGTTTCCAACATGGAAGGCGGCGTCACATCCTCGCTGACGACCTACTACCCCACGACTACGGCTGCGTACTACGCCCCTCGCTTTGACTACGACCCCTCTACGCTGCAACCGCGTGGCTTGCTGATTGAGGAGCAGAGGACGAATTCAGAACTGTATTCAGAAGATTTTGCGAATGCTCATTGGTCAAAAAACCAATCGACCGTTTCAAGCAATGTAATTAGTGCGCCAGATGGGAATTTAACAGGCGACAAACTAATTACAGATTCTGGGTTACCAAATGGGCAAGTGTTTGCAACCGTGGCTTTAACCGCATCAACAACTTTTACCTTTTCTTGTTTTGCAAAAGCAGCCGAATGGTCTTGGGTTAATTTAGAAACTCGCGGCCCAGAAAATCTAAACGTTGGCGCGTGGTTTAATTTAAGCGCGGGAACGGTAGGGACTGTTAGTGCTGGTGTTACGGCGTCGATAACTCCAGTTGGCAACGGCTGGTATCGTTGTGCGGTAACAAGAACCACGGGAACTGGTGCAACCGCGTCTCGACAACGCATTTATTCAACAAACGCAGATAACACGCTCTCAACCGGCGACGGCACTTCCGGCATTTACATCTGGGGCGCACAACTAGAAGCCAATGCGTTCGCTACCTCCTACATCCCCACAACCACCACCGCGCTGACCCGCAACGCCGATGTCGCCAGCATGACGGGGACGAATTTCTCGTCGTGGTACAACGCGAGTGAGGGGACGGTGTTTGGGGAATATCAAACGGTTAGTGCAGGAACAACGCAATTTCTTGCGGCAATCACATCTGTTTCTGAAACAGATCGAATAACTTTAGGGCAAACAACGACTACTTACGTTGGTGCGGTTGTTGATACCGGATCAACACAGGCTTCAATTACGCAAGGCACGACTTCTCTTAATGTCGCGAAAATTTCATTAGCGTATGCAGTTAACAATTTTGCGTTTTCTGCAAATGGCGCAGCGCCAAATACTGATACGTCTGGAACTGTCCCATCTGGCGTTACAGAAATGAAACTTGGAAGGCGTGGTACGTCTACATCTCCGTTAAACGGTTGGATTTCCCGCATCGCCTACTACCCAACCCGGCTGCCTAACGCCACCTTGCAGGCCCTCACAGCATGACCGACTACTTCCTCAAAGCAGCCGACGCCACAGCCCTCTACGACGTATTAGAGGCGGCAGGCGTTGTGACCGAAGGCGATCAGGGCTGGCACGTTACCGACGCCCATAAGTACGCTCTGGACGTTATCGGTGATGTGTACAAGCCGACCGGCGAGACGATCCAGACCGACGAAGGTCAATTAAGTTGGGTGCAAAACGTCGGCGGATTCCACGCTAATTTGCGTGTCATAGATGCAAGTAGTTTTGACGCTGATAAAATTGCCAAAATAGTCATTGATCCGCCAAATAACCCTGTTAGGGCTTGGGCGTAGGAGTAAGTCATGGCCGATACCAAAATCAGCGCATTGCCTTCGGGCGCACCGGCACAGGCTGGTGACGAGTACGTTATTGCTCGATCTGGCGCTAACTACAAACTGACTGGCACTAACCTGCTTGGCTTGGTCACTAGCACCGCCAACACGTTTAGCGCTGACCAGACGTTTGGTGTTGCCAACGCAACCACGCTGGATGCGACGAACGTCGAGGTGACGAACCTCAAAGCGAAAGACGGTACGGCTGCGGCCACTATTGCCAACTCCACGGGCGTGATCGCGGTATCGACCAAGGTCGAGTACGCAGACGGTACGGCTGCTGCTCCGACTGTGACGAACACGGGCGACACCGACACAGGCGTGTACTTTCCTGCTGCGAACGAAGTGGCTGTCTCTGCTGGCGGCACGGTCGCTGCTGCGTTTAACAGCAACGGCTTGTTCTTCCGTAACCGGATCATCAACGGTGATATGCGGATTGATCAGCGCAATGCGGGTGCGGCGGTGACAATTAACTCAACCGCCAACACATATACTGTTGACCGTTGGTTTGCTTCGGGTCAGTCTGCTGATGGTGTTTTTACCGTCCAGCAAGACACGGTTGTTCCTGCGGGCTTTATCAACTCATCCAAAGTAACCGTAACAACGGCAGACGCTTCTCTTGGCGCAACTCAATCCTATATTTTTCGCCAAGCCATCGAAGGCACTAATGTTGCGGATTTGGGTTGGGGCGCTGCTGGCGCATTAACAGTAACGCTCTCGTTTTGGATTCGCTCAAGCGTGACAGGCACGTTTGGTGGCGTTTTGCAAAATGCAGCCAATGACCGAAACTATCCTTTTACTTACGTCATTAACGCGGCAAACACTTGGGAATACAAGACTGTTACCGTGGCTGGCGACACAACCGGAACGTGGGGAACGGGAACGGGACGCGGCATCACCGTAACTTTTTCTCTTGGGTCAGGCGCATCGGCATCTGCAACTGCTGGAGCGTGGACTGGGACAAGCGGAATTTATGGCGCAACCGGCGCAACAAACCTAATGGCAACTCTCAGCGCCACTTGGTATGTAACCGGAGTCCAACTAGAAACCGGCTCCGTCGCCACTCCGTTTGAGCGTAGACCTTTTGGCACGGAGTTGATGCTGTGCCAGCGGTATTGCCAAAAGTTGGCTGGGGATACGGCGTATACAGTAGTTACAGATGGGTGGCAATCGGCTACAACTTCGGGAACCTTCACTTACAGTTTTGGCAATCCAATGCGGGCTTCTCCAACTTTAACAACAGGAACAGTTGGCGATTTTTATGCCAGAAATGGGTCTATATCCTCTGCATTGAGCACTCTTGCTTTAGATGGTGGCTTAAACTCAACCAAAGAAACTGTATCTTTTTCCGCGACGTGGGCGGGAGCAGGCGGTGCAGCCGGATATGGCGCACAACTTGTAAGTGGCGCAAACGCTCCAAGAGTTATTTTGTCGGCGGAGTTATAAAATGGAATACAAATTACTTGGCAAATTTGCAGTTTTGCGTCTATCAGACAACGCCAGCATCCCATTTGACCCCGCCAACACCGACTATCAGGAATATCTGAAATGGCTTGCAGAAGGCAACAAGCCGCTGCCCGCTGACGAGGACAAGTAATGGCTAATTGGAAAGTCGAAGGTCTGTACGTCGCGCCAAGCCTTGATGGTCACAGCGATGTGGTCACGCAAGTCGCATGGGCGTGTGAGGGTAACAACTCAATGCGCGGCAAGTTAGACCTCGGCGCTCCGGGTCAGCCGTTTGTGTCGTATGCCGATCTGACGGAAGATACCGTCCTGTCATGGGTCTGGGCGCGCGTGGACAAAGCGTTCGTCGAGAAAGACGTAGACGCCTCTCTGCCTGCTGCGCTGACCGTGGCACCGAAGCCGCTGCCTTGGATGGAGTAAAGAATGGCTATTATCCCTATTACAGACCTCCCAAGCGCCACCAGTCCGGTATCGGCGTCTAGCCCTGCGGCTATCGTTCAGAACGGCGTAACCGTTAAGGCGTCACTCAGCGCGTTCCGTAACTACGTCACGCCGCAAGACTACGGCGCCAAAGCAGACGGCGTTACGGACGACACCATCGCTATCCAGACGGCTATCAACGCGGCCTCTGCGACCGGCTCAACTGTGTATTTTCCTGGCGGAACATACATTGTTGTCCCGGCTACGCTGAAGGATTGGGAAGGCACTCCGCTCGGCGAAGGGCAGATGACCTGCGCGTTTATCATGCAGTCAAACATGTCGCTGTATGGTGAAGTTGGCGCTGTTCTTAAACTGAAGGATAACGTCTCAACGCTGGCGGTTCCCAAGCGGCTGGCTATGTTCTTCACCAACGTCCCGCTGCAAAACATCCGTTTTGTCGGCTTGACGATGGATATGAACGGTTTGAACAACCGCATCAGCCCGTCTGCTCCGGCATCTTACAACCGCTACAACCAAGCCATGATCCACGTCACCGGTACGACCGGCGGCGTGGCGGCTCGATGCGATAACGTCGTTGTCGACAACTGCAAGTTCCTTAACACCGCTGGCACCTCGTGCGTCGTAATGGCGCAGAGCAACACGATCGGCGTGACGCTTGGCCAGAATTGGTCTATTACCAACTGTTTGTTCAAGAACAACGGTTTGGATACCGACGATCACAGCAGCGTGTTTGCATGGGCGGAAGATGTCGTCTGCGAAAGCAACACCTTTACCGCCGACACCATGTTCCCAAACGGCATTTCGGGTAACAGCGGTTCGTTTGTAGCGTACGAAGTCCACGGCGCAAACCAGCGCTTTACCAACAACTTTATCAGTAACTATTGGCAAGGAATGTGGGTGGCGTCCAACATTACGTCTCCTGCCAACAACATTATTATTTCAAACAACACGTTCTCGCCGGTTAAGTGGTATGCGATTGACTTCTTCCGAAGTAGCGAAGCCGAGACAGACATCAGCCGCGTACTGATTGAAGGCAACACGGTATTGATTGACGACAGCACTCTGACCGGCGTAGTTCCGACGTTTAAGGCGGCGTTTCAAATTGCGTCGTTCTTCCGCATCCAGAATGTACAGATCAGCAATAACTTCTGTTCAAAGACTGGCGCAACCATTCCGTCTGTTGGTATTTTAATTACGCCTCAAGGTAATGCTGGCAATGATCATCGCGGCATCATTATCCGCGACAACGCCTTTAGCAATTTTGGCTCTGGTATTGCTACGTTCATCAACTCGGTAAACGGCATGGGGCCGCTAGAGATTAGCAACAACTACATCCGTAACTGCTCGGATGCGCCGGGGTACACGACCCCGCAGGGCGTGGCGATTGGCTTGAGCGGCGTGGCTCCGCTGGCTACGGCTTACCAAGCGCTGTTTATCTCAAACAACACGTTCATCGACGACCGTACTGTCAAGCAGATGGATTTTGGTATTCGTATTGACCAAGTGACGGTGACTAACCTCAACGTCCAGCGCCAGAAGTATCTGGGCATGGTAACGGGTAACTACGCCGAAGCCTCGACGACCGTCACCAACCGTTTTGGGTACTACGAATACATCACGTTTACCCCGGTTTGGAAGTCGGGCGGCGTGGCAATCACGCTTGGCAACGGAGCGCGGAACGCTTCGTACACTGTTGATGAAAAGCAAGTCACCATTAATGCCACGCTAACGGTAGGGTCTACGACCTCGTTTGGGGCTGGCATTATTACGCTGGACTTGCCGTTTACGACCAATGCCAACCCGCTTGGTTACATTGGCAACTGGCGCATCTTTGACACCAGCCCCTCGACGTACTATTTCGGCGGCGCCGTATCGGTCAATAGCGACACGGGGGTTGGCTTGCAGTTAAACAACGGCACCAACGTCACCAACACGTCGCCAATTACGTTTGCCGCAGGTGATACGATCTTCCTGCAATTGACGTACACCCGAGCCTAATTACGGAGTAAGCCGTGACTATTACGAAAAAGATTTCGCAACTGCCTGCTGCCGGAGCGCTTGACGGTTCCGAATTAAATCCCGTTGTGTCTAACGGCATTACGGTAAAAGCAGCCACTAGCGCCTTGGGGTATAAGCGATCCGGCGTTGGCGCGGTATCTCGTTCGCTTTCAAACAAGGTTGCCGAGCGGGTTAGCGTTAAAGACTTTGGTGCTGTTTGCGATGGAATCGCAGATGACACGGCATCCGTGCAATCAGCGCTTAATTATTGCGCGGCTAACAATTGGCCCACTCTGGTTGTGCCAGGTAAGTGCAAAATTAGTTCTTCTCTTATCATCAATAGATTGGTTGATCAAAACGCTGATGAGTTCACAATTTACGGCGAAGGCCCGGATGCGGGCTTTTACACGGCTGGCAACGTTGTAATTTTTAACTCGACGTTGCCGTACACGATTGCGCCGCAGTCAGAGTTTGTAACGTTTGAAAACATCCGTTTTGAATCATCTAGTTTCTTCAACGGAAGTTATGTGTTGTCACCTAACTTCTTGCGTATCAAGTTCCAGAACTGCGTGTTCTTCTTGATTCGTTGCATTTTGTCGCCGATTTACGCGCAAACAATATACTTCTTAAACTGCAACATTCGGAACAATCCGCCTAACTTTATCAATGTTACTGGTTCTTACGACATCAAGTTTACCCAGTGCATCATTGAAAACGGCTTTACGATTGTGCGCTGTATTGACCCGGCTCGCGGCACCAATGGCTTGTCTTTCACCAGTTGTGTAATTGAAGGTATCCAAGGCAGCATTTGCGACATTACCGGCGCCAGCGGATTTGCGCTAACTAATTGCCATTTGGAATCAAACTTCTCGCCAGAATTTAACTTCTTTGCGGGCGGCGTTTCCAACAAAAGCATCGCTATTACAGGAAACTATATTTTTAACCCAGTTGGCCCAACCATGTATTACGGGCCAACCGAATATGTGTTCTCTGCTGGCAATACGGTTTTCCCAAACCGTTTTCACGATAACGCTATTCAATGCACAAGTCTGATTTCTACAGCCGATTACGCTCCGGGCGGTATCTCTAACGCTGCCAACGTGCAGGTTGTAAATGGCGTGTATCGGGCCGGTAACGCGGCAACAACAGCCTGGACTGACACGACCAACCAGTTTGCTAAAGACCTTAATGGGCATATTGGGATTGGCTATCCAATCCAACCGGACGTTAAATTAACCGTAGCGGGAGATGACCAAACATCATCCAACTATGCCGCTGTCATGTATGACAGCAATGGCAACGTTATTGCTGGATTTAGAAATGACCGGCAAATTTGGATGCCGTTGCTACAAAATTTTGCTGACGACACTGCTGCCGCTGCAGGCGGCATATCTGTTGGAAACTTGTATCGCACCGGCTCCGCCGTCAAGGTTCGAGTTTCTTAAGGTTGTTGCACAGACGCAACTTGTAAGTTAAAGTTTAACCGTACTGGTGCGTTTCACCAGGTTTCCGTAAGGAAGGTTATGTCGGACGAAAACGTAGTCCCTGAAGTCGTAGCGGAAGTATCCGCGCCGGAACCGGTGGTCACGGCTACCCCGGAACCCGAAGTCGTTGCAGAAACGCAACAGCCGGAGGAAAAGCCAACCAAATCGTTCTCTCAAGAAGAGTTGGACGCGATGGTCGGCAAGAGGCTTGCACGAGAACGTCGCAAGTGGGAAAGGGAGCAGGCGCTAAAGGCCACGCCGTCACAGGCTGAAGCCGC